AAGAGATCCGTTTTCCTACAGGCGTTGGGAAGGATAGAGAAGAAGAGTACACCTGGTTACCCGTACGTATACGACTATGCTACGAATGGTGACGTACCAGTAGAGGTGTTGTACGATGATGTTAGCTTACTCTTCGTGTGTGCCAGACATGGCTTGTATGCCAAATGCGTTAAAGCAGGTATGCAGGCTATGTACTGGGATGTTCTGGCGATGCTCGGATATGCACCCCCTCACGTTTTCGTGAAGGGAGAGGGCACTGATGAGAGCAAGATCGCCCGCTTGATCTATGGGACCCCTTTGGTTGCTCAGATTTACTCGCGGATCCTTTTCGGGGATCAGCTTGAGTTAGCTAAGAACCATTGGGACGTTTGCTCCCACAAGGTCGGCATGGACATGTACACATCGGAGGGTTGCGAGAAGCTCTTTGGTTGCTATTTGGACAGAACTAACGGAACCGGCGCGTCTACTGACGTCCAGGGCTGGGAGTACTCCGACAAGGAGGAAATGTCCAAGAGTTTCCATGAAGTCTACATCGAGCGTGCTCAGGCTGAAAGGTTGTACTTTCAGAGCACGCTCCTTATGGAGCATCACTGGTACATGTCAAAAGTCCCGGTCGCGCTGTCCAGTGGGCTCATTATTGAGCTCTGGCGATACGTGGCCCTTTCAGGACGCTTGACAACTCACTACCAGAACAGCGCCGAGCGCGCTGCGCTATCCGATATGATTCAGAGACGAGTACAATCCGTTGATGATGTCATACCTGCGGCTGGTGCTGATGCTATCGCGGCTATCACGAACGGCGACGATTGTCTTGAGAAAGACAAATTGGGCTTTGACAAGCTCAAGGAGAAGTACGCGGAGCTCGGGTTTAAGTTGACTGATTACGAAGTCAACACGCCGACTCGCTGTGTTTTCTCCTCGTCTGTGTTTGAGAAGCTCGACGATGGAACAGTCATCCGCTATCCCGACGGACTTGCTAAGCTTTTCTACAACCTCTGCACTGCGACCAGTGCTGACGCTAGAGAGGCACAGCTGTGCAACATGATGATGCACCCGCGAGCAGGAGACGTCAAGAAGCTCTACGAGATCGTGTCGACCTGGAAGGCAGGGTCGGC